CACTCCCGCCATTCAGTTCGATGAATGCTTTTCTAAGCGCATCGCTCGTTTGTTGTGAGCTGAACTTTTCAACTCTTCCCTCAATGGCATCAATCGCCACCTTTAGAATTCCTTTCTTATCCATTTACACCTCCAACTTCAATGACAACAAATGTGTTGCCATTTGTTTCAATTTCAACATCAATGACTCGTCCGATAACCGTTGCAACCTCTGTAGCACTCAGCCTGATTCGAGTTCCGCTTACCAAGCAAGCAAACAGACCTCTCGCTGGCTCAACGCTATCCTCACTCAAACACTCAGTTGTGATGCTGAAAATGTCATGTGCGTTCAAACGATACCCTCGAATGAGCGTTCCTGCTCTGTTGAAAAAATCAAAGATGTCATGTTCTGCCACATCTCGAACAACTTCAGGTGTTGCACAAAGCGCCAACCTCCCAATCGCCGTTCCAGTCGTTGGAACACTTGCCGTTCTCACTTCACGAGTCGAGTCTTCATACTCATCAATCGCCAAAAGATGTCCGTTGTCAATATCCTCATCGTGTCGAATCGAAACCAAGAAACTCCCAAGTTTCGTTCCCGCCATATTATCGGTGCGCACCACACCATGTCTTTCATTTGCCATTTTTTCTCCTTCAATAGAAAAACGCATCTCCAAACTTTAGAAATGCGTTCAAACTATTATTAAATTTTTTATTTTAATTCTTTATCATTTTCAAGTGTCTTGATTGATCCATTGTTCCATGCAAAACCCTAATCACATTAACTTGTTTTTTATCCTCGTCAACAAAGTAGTGAGCGATATGGCTAATGCAAACCAACTCTCGGTATCCCAGTCTTTTCAACCTTTTTTCGGTGTGAGGCCTTCCAAGAAACGGCTCCTTTTCCAAAAGAGCAAGTTTTGCAATAACATCGTTGTGGTATTGATTTGCCCTTTCAATACTGCTTTTTGCAACAAATTCAATCGCTCCAACTAGGTCAAGCGCAGCAGAATCAACAATCACCAATTCATATTTTTCGTTCTTCATTCGTGTCCACCTCCCTACGCTTGGCTCGCAATCGCCTCTTTCATCATCGTGCTAACTTGCGACAATGTTTTGACTCTACCATGCTTCAAATCTTCTTCGCCTTCACTCAGTTTTTCATATAACTCCAGACGAGACATTTGCCTGTCGTATTCTTCCATTGACATAAGAACTGTGTCGCCTGTTCCGTTTTTAGTCAAAAATACAGGCTGGTTTGATTCTTTCACAAGCCTCGATATTTCAACATAATCATTCCTAAGCGCCGATGCTGGTCGTATATTTGGCATAATTTTACCTCCATTATTTGTGAGCAGTCACAACCACCCTCTCAATATATTATCCAAATTATATCATAATATTGATAATATTTCAAGTGTTTTTGCAAAAGTTTTGAAAATTATTTTTGCACCAAATATTTCTCCATGAATTCATCATGGAGTTCGTTTTTTGTTGTTTCAGTTTTTTTGCCAATGTCAATTGGTATTTTTGTTGCGCTTTTGCTGGTGGAAAAGCATTCATTTTTTTGCTCAATTTTCCTTTCCTTATGCTCAGTATACCATGTTGTCAAAATTTCCAATTGTTCTCTTTGATTATCAAGAGCGACCGATTCTGCAACCGTTAGCCATTTGACAACCATGTTTTCAAATGACATTATATCAATCGTTGCAACTTCGTTCGCATCAACTTCATATGACATTCTGCCTTTGGTCAAGACTCCACTAGGGTGTTCATCATTGATGAACAGACGCTCAACATAGACAAATTTGTCATCAAAATCTGCAAGAGAATATGTCAAATACACTTCGTCAGTGTAGACTCGCATTGCATATAACGCACTTGAAATCGCTTCTCGTTTTGCATTATAGGTTGTCGCAAATTGATATTCTTTTGCTCCCTCCACACGCATACCCTCGCCATCGCCTTTCTCATCGTTTTCACCGCTTTCGTGCGTTATAGGTGCATTTAACGGCATATCTAAGCATTTTCTTTTCGTTTCAGTAGATTGATAATCTTTTTCATTATCTTTTTTAGCCACTTCATCATTTTCCTCCTTGATATTTTTATCGTCAAAACAATGCTTCAATTTCTCTCGCATCGTTTCAAAATTTAGTGCTTGCTCATTGTCAAGTTCAAAGTTATATGGAACAACTTTCGCCTCTGGAAAACAAGGCGAATAGTCGAAGTTTTCGTCATCAGATTTTCCCAAAAGACACAGTCCAGAAAAGGAAAACTTATTGATGTGAATAAAGTCTTTGTCACTTTCAGTTGTTCCTCTAACTACCTCATGCGCTTTGATTTCCATACTTTGCCCAAACCATAAATTGTCGTTATATATCGCTTCTTTCAGTTGCGGATATCTGTCCGTCCAGAGAATAACATCTGCAACCATGTAGGTTTTTGTTTCGCCATTTGACTCAACCACTTCTTCATAGGCAATGTTGTTATTTTCAGGAACTACACCAAAAGGAACGGTCAATACTTTGTGCTTCAGTTTTCCGCTCTCGTCTTTTTCAAGCGCAATATCGTGACCGCCCATGCGGTGATTCCCGTCATCATCGACAAACACATGTCCAACTACTGGAACATTGAAAAGCGTCTCAATGGCACCGTCTGCCGCTTCTTTTGAAATGATTGATTTGTTGCGGTTTTTACCAAGAGCCATGACATAGCACTTACACAAAGTAAACTCGTTGTTCAGCGGTTTAATAGGTCTGATTCTTGCGTTAAAATTTATCCTTGCTTTTTCCAATCTAACCACCTCCCCCGAAAGTCAAAGCATTGTCTTCAAAAATTTCAATGTGACTATATTTGTGAATCAACATTTTCCGCAAATCAATCGTATCTTCAAAAACATAAACTTTAAAATTCTTGTTTCGCTTCTCAACAGTAAAAGCGAAACCGCTCTTGCTTAATGCACGAGCGGTCTTATCATCTAAAATTTTTACAAACATTTTTTCCTCTCCTTGCTAACGATTTCCGTTAGCGTCATTTGCGCGAGTGCTTTCGCCCTCACCGCTCAAATCTTCTTCATCAGACTCAGGTCTTCCTGCACCACTTTCACTTGATGTCGTGTAAGAGCTTTTTAGTGGTGTCAAAGTTTCCTCAAGGTTTAAGATTGTTTTCTCAATTAAACCAAGACCCAAAATATCATATTGCGAAATGCCGACTGCCGCCATGTAATATGACTTTCCAATTCCAAAGCTCGCCGCCGACTTGTAACGGTCAATCCACTCTTCTATATTGAAAATCGTTGTCGGCAAAAGGTTAATCTTGAATGAAGTTGTTCCACCCATCTCAGCCTTTAGGTAGCGATTAACCAGTCTTTCAACTTGTTTAACGACCCCTGTGACATACGATTCGTCATTTTTGATGGCAAGTTTAGTGACACCCGCCGTTGCATTTGTTATCCCATGCAATAATCCAGAAGTTCCTGCCGCCATCCAATAGTTTGATGTCGCTTCCAAAATCTCTTTCGTCTCATGTAAGTTGCCGCTTTTGTCGAAATTGAACGAATGAAGTTTGAAGGGCGTCACCGCAAGTCCAACTCTATCGCCGACTGCATTTGCAAGGTGCGAATAGTATTTCAAGAACTCATCGAATTCAAGTAGCGGTCTACCCTCTGAATCAACTGGTGATTGAGCACCAATCATTTTGTAGTTGTTGTTTTCCCTATCTCGCTCCGCCAGATCCTCAGCTTCAGCAATCTTGAACAGCTTCGGCAAAATCGCCGCAAATGGTGGTAATGAATACTCCATAGTGCTTGGGTCTGCTTTCACACATACTGAAATCTCACTCGGAACTTCTTGATAGTCATCACCAGTTTCTAAATATTGCAAATACATATCTTCAAATTCTGGCGGATAAAATTTCAACTTCTCTTCTGGAATCTTCGACATATCCACAGAGTAAAGAAAAGTCCCATCAGAAATTGATGTGACTCTGCAATACTCTGGCGGTATTCGCTGAACAAAATATGAGTTTTTGTCTTTCCAGCGAGCCCCATAGAAAATACCCTCACGAAGAACAACTATTAAAATCATTCGCATTGTTTCAGGCATTGTCATGAGTTCAAGTAGATGAGCAGTCTTGTAGAATTGTTTTTCAAAACTGTCTTTGATGTTTTCAGGAATAAACTGAAATGGCGAAATGACATATTGCCATAATGGAATTCCCGCGTAATACGCAATGAGTCTTTGGTAGTGCATTGAAGTGAGATACATAAAGACACTCGCTCTTCGCAAGTTCGTCTCATTCCTTTGCGGATTTTGCAACCACGACAGGATTGTTTCCTTGTTGTAGCGCGAATACGGCTGTGATGCCGATGTTCTCACATTCGAGTCGAATACGATTTGCCTAATCAATTCTCTTGCAAAAAGCATTTGCTTTTCCGCATCTTGCGGATTTTGACTAGCATATGCTTTCGTAATTTTCTCAACCCTCTCGAACAGGTCTTGGTCATACCGTTTTTTCTTTTTTCTACTCACAAAACCTCCTCACAAGACTTCCAAAAAATATTTTCGCTTCTTAACTTTCGGAAATGAAACCATCTGCATAATCTGATCCATTGGCTTATTTGACTTCGAGTTTTGCTCACGCTCAATTTCCTTTGCTACATAGACATTATAAGAAAGACTTGAATACCTATCCTTTCGCTGCCCTGACTTTTCTTTGATTTTGATGCTATTGTTCTTGACTTCAAAATCTAATCCCACCAATTCATTCACGAGCAATGTTGTTTGGATATATGGCATTTTCAAATTAACTTGCTCTTCTGGCGAAAGATTGCGATACCAACTAAAACCGTTTAGCATATCTTCGCCGTCATATTCGTTGATGAGCAAGCGAATTTGTCCCTGACGAAACGATTCACGCAAAAGCGATGCACAGCGAGAGTTTAATTCTTGAGAGCCATGAATTGCCCAAATTTTCTTCGGCGCACCTTTGACTGAACATCGCTTTGCAATTTCCTCATTATTGCAACATGACAAAGCATTATAGGTTTCCCCAGATGTTGCGTCATACATATCTGCCATGAGAGCGTCAGCAATACTTAGTCCAAAGCCTTTACAGTCAAGCGCGAGATAGTCGCAGTCAAACTCCTCAAACAACTTTCGAATATTGAGTGCTTGCGCGTCTGTTCTCATTCCCTCATTGTTTTCGGGGTAAATGATGTTATAGGTAAACTTTCCGCTTGCCGTTGGTAGCATTTGGTTAATGTAGAGAGAAGTTGCGTCGTTCTTATTTTTTGACGAGGACATGAGTGCAATATCCGCCGACATTATTCTAATTTCGCCTTTTTGTTTTTCGGGCAGTGTGAATTTTTTATCGCTGACCTTGTAGCCTCGCTTTGGTAAGTACGGATATTTAATCCGACGGCTTTTGTCAATCTCATTAAAAGCAAACCAACTTCCATTCCCTTTTCCCCAGAACAATGCTTCCATTTCCATTGTGAAAGAAACAATGTTGAAATCACTTTCCATCATGTCATCTTCGACTCTTGCCCTATCTAGCAAGTCTTCCTTGATAGCGAGCTGATAAGGCATAGCACAACAGAAGTGAGTTCCACGCGTCAGCATATTTGCTGCATAGTCCCGCACTAACTCAAATGAATAATGGTCTTTATACCAACAAGACGAAGCATATATCGCTTTCGTCCTTTCTTTAGGAGCATTCTTAAATTCAGCCTTTTGCAAATATGCTGGCTGACGATTTGTGCTTAAAAATTTCTTCAAAATTGTGTCAATGATTGTTTTATCAATCAAGCGGTACTCATCACAGATTAAGACTGTTGCTCTGTTTGAACGAGCTGATTCACCGGCCGTAACAACCGATATTTCAGAAGCGTTCTTAAACCACACCTTCGCCATAGACTGGTCAATCTTAATTCGTGAAATTTCAGATCTCAAATTAGCCGAAAGTGGCATGAGAATTGACTGAATTTTATTGATTGTTTCAGTTGCTTGTCCTCTTGTTTTTGATGCAATGCGAACCCACGATCCAGGATAAAGAATGCAGTAACAGGTGCAAAAAATTGCCATAAGAAATGTTTTACCGCCGCCCCTTGATGCCAAATATATTGCATTAGGAAAACGAAACATCGCCCAAAGGATTACTTGTTGAAATAAACGAAGATTAAGCCCTAGGTAATCTCTTGCAAACTTGTGAGGATTTGCTCGATAATATGCTGTCCACTTACTCACCCCACCCATTAGCAAATTCTCTTTCTCTTGCAATACTTCGCTTTCAGTTTTATTATTCATCGCCATCCACCTCAGATTTAGTTTTCGTAAACCTATCAAAGATTGAAGTTTCGCCGTCACCAAACATCTCTTCAACCTTTGGCGGTTTCACAGTATACTTTTCCATCTCTTCAAGATACTGCGCCTCAAAATCGTTGTGAATATCCAAAAGATTACACATATGGCCCAAAAAGAATGTTTCTAGCATTTTCTTCACCCCATCAACATCTGCCCACTCTGGATCAGGCTCGCACACTGGTCTTTCATTTTCGAGCTTTCGAATCAGCGTTCCAAAAGTATCATCGCTTGCCGCAGCCGTAGCACTTCGATTCGGCTTCAAGTCTGCGGTTTTAATCAAGTCCTGAAAAGTTCTCATCGCCTTTTCTAGTTCTTTAATCTCACGAGTTTGTCTAATTGACAACTGAGCAACGCAAATCGCTCTAATGAGTTCTTCGTCTGCTTTCATTGAAATATCGTATCGCTGACACCAATCATTGAACTGCATATCAAGATACTCATACTCATCGTTTGTGAAACCATTTCCAAAAGCTCTGATTATTTCTCTTGTTGGCGAATATTCGTTATTAACTAAATCACCAGTCTCATCATTTTCAGCATTCTCAAAAGGAACCACAACTTCACTCTGTTTTTCTCGAACAGTATCTAGATAGTCAGTTTTGCTTTTGAACTGCGCCATTCTTGCTCTTGAAGGATATGCCGAGAGTCTTGTTGTTGGCGCCATAACATTTGCAGTTGCTCCAACAATCTTTTCGTCAAAATACCAATCAAATTTCCTCGCACAATGCTCAATCGCCTTGTTAATGTCCCCATCATAGAAACCAACAAGTTGTCGATAATAGTCGTCAGCGCAATTTTTACAAATAGTTAAATATCCGTTGTTCCCCACATAGAGCCTTGATTTCGTTGTCAAGAAATTGTTTTTCTGTGTTTGATAAACCACCGCACAACAAACGCATTTAAAATGAATATTATTATCAATGCCGTTTTTTACTACTCTCATTTTCTACACAATCCCCCACATGCATCAAAAAATTTTTTGTCCTTAACATTTAGCTCTCTGCAAAACCTAATATGAGTGCTTCCACAATAACTACAAACGCACAACCATCTAGGCAACCTATCCCCATTTGCCGCTATATCGTCTGCATATCGACTGTGAACAAACAGTCTACCAAAATTTTTTCCTGACAAATCCTTCTTTGCTTTAATATACTTTTGCACTCTTTAATCTCCCTTTATGTTAAATATAGTTCGTCTAAATCTTCCGAGTCATCACGCACAACATACAGTTCAGTTGTTGTGCTTGACTCGTGTCCGAGAAGCTTTTGGGCAACCTTGATATCAACCCCCTCATCAACAACAAGTTGTGTCGCGCGAGAACTGCGAACTAGATGCGGATAAACTCTGCGCCCAACAATCTTTGTGAATGTATTGGATGCCCAAGTGTTGAATGTCGTGTCGTTGACTTGTTTGACTTTTCCGCACACCTTGTGGACGAACATGAATGGACAATCGTCAACCCCACGCGCCTCAAGCCACTTCTTCAAAACCTGCATAGTTGCTTCGCTAAACGCAAATTGTCTCACTTTCCCAAGATCACCTCGCCCCTTGCAACGAATTTTGTTTGTCAAATAGTAGACAACCTTTTTATCGCCCTTCTCTTTCACAATAGGCTTACTGTCAACGACATTCTTCAAAAGTTGCCTACTCTCAGCTCTGCGACACCCTGTGTCATGAGTGAAAACAAGATAGGCTATTTTCTGATGCTCTTGTTTTTCTGCAAGCGATTCAATGAGATTGTCAAACTCCGCTTTTGTCAGCGGAACTTTCACATGCTTGTTGACTTTCGCTGGTCTTGCGATACTTTTGTTAATGAAGTTGCGAAACATTTGATAGTCATCTGAAAAATAAATTTCGATGTAGTTGTTCAACGAACTTATCGCCGCACGTTTATTTGCGCAATCACTTGACGAACACTCTCTCGCAACTAGCCAATTTTGAAATCTCTTGAACTCCAAAGGCTTGATGTCAATTTGCCTTTTATTACTCAAGTTATCTTTGACCCACACGAACCAAATCCGCAAATTCGATTCATATGCTTTTCTTGTTTTTTCCGACAGCTCGGTTGAGTCTGCCAGAAAGTTAGTTAGCAGTTCTTTGTTAAAATCACAAACGCCGTCCCAAACAGACGGCGTTATTGGCTCTAATTTCTTCATTCAATTTCCTCCAAAATTTTATTGCTCCCAAGGTGGCTTGTCCATTTCAAGCGGATTTTTTGTTGCCTTGAACTTTATCATATCTTTCGACTCACGAATAATCATCTTGCCGCTCTTTGGGTGTTTAAAACGCTTAGGGGCGGTTTTCTTGTGTCTGAGCGCGCCGAAACGATGAAGACTAATGTCCCTCCCTTCTACATAGAGCAAGTGACTTCCAAGCAACCGAACTCGGTTACAAATAACTTCCGCCTCATTCAGCGGAACTCCAAACTCATCGGAATACCTTTTAGCAAATTCTTTTGCATTAATGGTTTTTCTCATAAAAAATTCACCTCCGAAAATCACATCCCTCTACTTCTATTATAACTGGGTTTTGTTTTACTTTTGGTTTACATGGGCAGTAATTTGTATACTCTTTTGCTAAAATGGGGTGTTTGCGAGTATAAAATCAATCTTTTCACACACTTTTTTGATGCGTTTGTATACTGCTTGCCTTGTCATGAACACCTTTGCTGCGACAAAATACATATCGGCTTTGTTAAAATATCGAGTCATTATTATGATTCGATTTACATCATCAAGGTTTTCCACGCACCGTTCAACCACATCAAGCATTTTCGCAACTTTCGCATCTTCATTCGAAATACAACTCTTGTAGAAGTGCCAGTTTTTCAGCAACTCTTTTGTCTTCTTCATTTTCAAATTCATTTAATACCTCCTGAAGAACATTTTTGAATTTTGTCTTCATTGTGTTGTTTATTACTTTTGCTACTCTCAAAACGATTGAATCGTCAATCTCATCTGGAGCATCCTCAATTTTTGTTTTAAGCCACCTTCGTATGTAACCATCTTCTTCCAACTCAATTGACCAATCTTTCGCCAAGCAAACACCAACTAATTCCCAGCACTGCATATAACCGAAATTGGCACCTTCTTGGATAAAGAGCTTTAGAGTCTTACCAGTCTTTTCGTCTATGAAGTCACATTGAAAATATCCACACCATGGTAATCGCCCTGCCTCGCCCATGCGTTGCAAATATTCTTCGAGTTCAATTTTCAATTTTCGCTTATTGAAATGCGACGCACCCAAGCACTCGTATATATCCAAAATCGCCTCTGGTGTTATTG